AAACATAATTAACATCATCAACAGTCGTATTAAATTTAGTATATGGAGGCAATTCAATAATTGTATCTCTAGGTTCAGTGGTGGTTGTAAAAGTAATTCTCACCTTTGCCTGAGAAGCTGTATCAGTATCAGGGATATAACCAACACCTTCTGCCAAGGATACAACTGAACTTCTTAATTGAGCAGTTCCAAGGTAAGATTCATTTAAAGCAAAGTTTGCTATCAAAGCATTCATATGAGTGTTATGTGCCAACACATCCAGAATATTTGAAAGACCTGAAGCTTCAAAGTTATAATCTTTAAATTCTTCTTTATTTGCAAGAAACGTCTTTAGATTGTTTTTAATATTATTAAAGTCTAAAGCTGTTGATCTAATTGTCGTTACCATGTTATCTCAACCTTGATACTGATGTAGTAAATGTAAGAGTTTCTGAGGAGTTAAGTATCTGATATTCAATAGTAACACTAATTGAATTTCTATCTGGATCAGACTTAACGTCTATTTCTTGTATTAAAGCTCTTGGTTCATAAATCTGAACCGTTTGGATTATATTATCGCGTACTTCTTCATCTACTTCATCATCAGCTAGTTCAAATAATAAAGCTCTAATATTGCCACCAAAAAAAGGTAAGAATGGTTTTTCAAAATGGTTAGTTAAAATAAGATTCTTTAATGATTGCTGTACAGCAGATGCATCTTTCTTAACATATAATTCGCCATTTGGTTTCGCAGCAAAAGTAAGGTCAATATCACGATAAGGTACTTTCCTTGTCGTGATAATAGATGACTGCGATAAATTGCCATCCTCTTTTGATAATACTTTTGTTACAGCCATTTGCTACTCTTTTTGGTTTATTTATATGGCTTATCCGCCAGTTGGTGTACGAGACCAGTGAACAGCATCTTTAAATTTCAGAGATGCTTTTTGTTTAAATCCATAACGTCCAGCATTTTTATTTAACCATTTCCATACTGGAAGATTAGATGGATCTACATTACGTGACCAACCAGGAATTGCAATATCTACAGCCAGTCCGAGACCATGATTTGATCTACCTTCGGTTGCAATTGTATAATTAGGATCTTTTGCTCTATGTTCAATGCGAGCTCGTTTCTGATAATAATAAGATCTGTATGCACTTGTTGGTATCAATTCAATTCCATCTTCAGCTGCTGCAGCTTTCATATCAAACCAAGCTCTTGCCGTTTGGGGTTGAAGCATTAATGGTCCAGTTCCATATTTTCTAGAAGAAGCTGGAGCAATTTCAATTAGTTTTGCTGGATCTAATTTACCATTAGAAATACCATCATAACCAATAGATGGTGGATTTAAAGTTTGATCTAGTCCATGATGTGGATAACCATCTGGAGTATTTTCTTTTCCTGTGAAACCTTCTGAAATATATTCTGTCTTATATGGAAGTACTTCAACTAATTCGCCTTGTGATAGTTTTTGGCCATTAAATTCAGTAGTTACCTTTCTATCAAAAATACCATACCAATCATCGTCAATATCTGGAAGAATCATAATCAATCTAGAAGCTATATTGTTATAGCCTTCTAGCGTATCATATGATAATATCATTTCTTTGAAGTATGCATTGTCTTTCAAATAAACTGCAATATCAAATAAAGCACTATTTGATTCTTTACCAGAAGAATTCACCGCTTTGAAAACTATTGCTTGACCTTTTAATTTTAAATCATTCAGGCCAGCTGGAGTTTCTGTAGGCCCTGGTCTATATACACCTTCGGATACTACAAATGAAATGCCTTTAAAATCTAGATTGTTATCTAAAATTCGTTGGACTGCAGTTCCATGTACGTACAAATATTTTGCAAGTTGTTGTTTGGCTTCTAAGTCTCTTAAGAATTTTAAATTTGTAGGATCTTCAGTACCTAGAAACTTAGCAATTGAAACGCTATCATTTAATTTTGTTTTTGCAGTAATCTCTTCTTTTAGGAAAGGATTATACTTATCCTCAGGAGTAATATTTGCAAATTTGCGTTTGGCTACATATGTAGCATACGCATCATTACGGAAAATATCTGGAGATTTTGCTGCAAGAATTGGTGTGGATTTCTCTGTAACAATTCTTCCAATCTCAGGTGGTGTTGGATTACTATAGCTTTCATCAATCACATTGTTTGCAATATAAGCATTTGTCAAAGCTTTATTGTTTCTATTTGCTGGATCTCTCATTGCAGATCTAGCCATTCTCACAGTTGGCTTTGTATGATGTACACCTTGATATGTGGAAGATTGATCGATAAATTTTTTCATATCGTCATCTTCATCAATAGTAACTTCTTTTATCCCATATTCAGATCCATTATAAGCAGTTACCATATCTGCATTAATTTGTGGGAAGGTTGGAGTTGCAGTATTCGTAATAGAACCAGCAGATCCTTGAGATGCTTCTCCATATGTTTGGGATTGAGTTACTGTAGATGTTGTAGCGGTACCATCTAAATCACCGTGAAATGTTGGTGCTGTAACACCTTTTTGGAATACTGCTCCATTACCAGTATAATTTATTGCTTGGCCACCAATTTGTCCAGTACCACCCATTACCGAAAGTTTGTCACCTGATACAGTTGTGTTGGGCGATGACACATTAACATCAGTTTCAGAAGTAATGTCTACGTCACCGCTTGCAAAAAATCCGGCAGCACCATCAATGTTATGATTAAACTCGCCCTTAACATTATGCTCATGTCCTCCAAGATAAGTTTCAACTACGCTTTCAGTCACATAAGTTGCTTTATTACCAGTGATTTGAGTTGAGGATCCTCTTCCAATAATTTTATCTTCAGATCCAATAATCTTTTCAGATTTATTACCACGTGTTGTAAGGTTAAAGTCCAAACAATCAATATTAAATTCACCAGCAACTTTCATATCTAAATTGCCTTGATATTCTAATGTAGCATCTCCACCCACTACAATAGTCACATCAGATTTTACTACTTCTAGTTTACCTTTCATAGAAACTATTTTAACGCCTCCATCAGGCATTAGTTCTATACCACCACCTTCAGGATGTTTAATAACAACTCTTTTATTTTCAGGTGTATCATCTAATACAATTGTAATACCACCAGGAGTTTCATTCACTTGGATTTTATCTAATTGGGATTCAGAAGTTTGCTCTGGTTCAGATTGAACATTTTCAGACTGAACTGGCATTTCCAATTCAGTTCTTTCTTGGCCAAGTACTTCTTTATTTGTTGAAGGAGAATTAAAATACTTTGATCTTGGATTTTTACCAGAAGGATCTTCTAATCTAGCTTTCTTGTCAGCTAAAGGTATTTTTAATTTGCTAGGTGCGAATGCCATAATATTATCCTGTTTCCATAGAAGCTTTTCTAAAGTTTATTAATTGTTCTCTTGTAAGTGGATCTGAAGTACTAGGATTATATCCTGCTGCGTTTTGTTTACCAAACTTATTCTTTATAAATTTATTGACATCAAAATATGGTTGAGGCCCACCAATAATTTTACCAGCGCCAAAAACTTGTATTCCTGGTTTTACGTCGTATATTGCTCTTAATATAGTTTCAAGCTCTCTCATTTGAGCATCATTCGGATATTTATCAGCAGCAATATGAATTGCAATTGATCTTTGCCAATGCCCATTTTCAACAATTGTATTTGACATGTCTAATTCTAATGGTCTGCCTCTAATAGATCCACCAAAAATTGGAATATAAACATGTGGCTGGTAGCCAACATTTTCTTGTTCAACAAAGTATTCGTGCCAAGTTTGAATTGGTGTGAATATGTCACTAAACTCACTACCATGATCAAAGGCATAAATGATAACTTCAGTAACTTCTCTTTGAAGGTTTGCAATTTCATTTGAAAATGTCTTTGAATCTGAAATAGGTGTAAAGACTCCATTTGCATTTATATCAGTTGCGGCTTCTCTCCATACATTTTTAAACTGGTCAGTTTTAATAACTGGAATATTTAATGTAACCGGAGCTGGAGTATCTAATTGAGCCTTTGCAGTATTATCAATTGATTCCAGTGATGATCTTAATTCACTTTCGTCTAAATCAGAATATTTTTGTAGTATTCCAACTGCAGCATCTACATTTTTATTTACAGATACAGCTTCAGCAATTCTTCTTATATCTCTATCTGGTATACTTTGTTGAACGCCATTTAGTTTAGCCACAGACTGGATTGTATTTCGTGCTGGCCTAAAAATATCTTCAACTAAGTTTTCAATTAAAGAACCAAATCCTTGATTGATTTGTCTATTTACAGCATCTTGGCCTCGAGTAATAGTGTCTTCAATATTTTTGATAGTTGATTCAATAGTCGTTGAAAAAGGTAATACCGAACCAACAACCTCATCAATAATATCAGTATCAAAATCTTCAACATCTATATTTTGCTTTACAAGATTTTTAATTTGAGATGCATTATCAGTTGTAACTTTCTTTAACGATTTTGCAATAGCTTGCGGATGTGGTAAAACAATGGTAACATTTTTTTGTTTACTTGTTGTTCCTAGATCTTTACCAACTACTGTTTCCAAATCAGATTTTGATGAACTATTTACTGGTTTACTTAAACTAGCAGATGCTGATTTTTGTATTTTAGCGACACCTACTTTACCTTCAATATTTTTAGGTACTGATGTTTCTAATTGTGATATAACATCTGTCACGTCTTGTGCAAGGTTTTTTAAACCAGCTTTTGTTTCTCCAACAGCTTTATATAATTGAGTTTCAGCAGCCTTGGCTTGTTCTCTTGCTTTAAATGTTTCTGTTGTAATTTTTGTTTGATCAATATTACGTAGTAAGCCTCTAAAACCAGCTACAATTTGATCTAATTTATCTGCCATAATAACCTCTTAAATAGTCGCTGCTGATTGATCTCTACTATCATTATAAATTTTCAATGCTTTTCTAGCATTGTTTTCTCGTTTATCAATATCACCTTGTCCATAATATTTTTTAGCTGAACCCATTTCAAATACATGTAAGAAATGATGTGTTGGATTTGTTTGTTCACTTGTAGAACTACCCCATACACCTGGTCTATCATAATCAAAATTCTTTGGATTACTTAAATGATTCCAACATCTATGATTTCCACCTGTATATACTTGACCATTATTTGCAAGATATGGAGCGTTTTTCATATCATATATTAAATATTCCATTTGAGTAAAGAAGTTCAATGGATTTTTCTTTTCAGGATCAGATATATTTCCAGCTTTTGGCCAATTTGGTCCCATTACAATTTTTTCTAAAGTTTGCCAACGTCTTACATTAGCCGAAGCATTCCATTGTGCAATACCCCATGCTGGTTCTTTACCAGGATTTTGAGTTACTGTTTGTGTTGGAAACTGTGGATCTACTACTTGACGAGTTGATACTCCACCTTGAAGCTTTGGATCTAAACTTGAATTTTCTCCTAATAAATTTCCAACTACTCCGGCTGCTGATCTAGGTGGTAAACCATTTGTAACTAATATTTCCATTGCTGCAAATGTTTTAGAATCAACACTAGTTTCTGATACAGTATCTTTTACATAACCGGGTACGAGTATTCCATCTTTACCAATATCATCTGCGTCTTGATAATTTGGATTTTGATTTTGTGATGCTTGATCTATCTGCGTTAAAGAAGGTGTTTCAACTTTTCCAATTGATCCTATTACAATAGGATGTTGAGATAAAGCCCCATCTAAAAAGAATCCAAAAACCGCTGCACCTGTTTGTAAATAAGTATTTTTACCATAACCACCAACGCCACCTTCAGTTGTTGGTAAAACTGTAGTAGCCCATGGTAAATCTTCAACTGAAATATTATCTTCTTGATGGATTCCATAGATAAAAATTTGCACTCTTCCCAAAGCATCACCAGTGTTTACTACTCTACCAGTAAACCATCTTAAATTATCTCCATAAAATGCATTGCTCATGACAGTTGTACCTTATTAAATAGTCTTGCAATATTTAATACTACAGTATGTCGTCCTTTATTTTGAAAATCAATAATGTGTCTTCTATTTAATATAACAAAAGAACCAGATTTTTTATGGTCTATCATATCGCTTCTTTCATCTTCAGGATTATTTTTAAAAACATCTAATTCTATTTGATTACCAACCGCAGCCGAAGGATTATTAAATGAGAATATTAATCCTGGAACATGTATACTATACATATTTTTGAGCATATTAGTCATAACATGTTCTTTTACTAAACGAAGGAACATTTCATATTGATCACCATCGTAAGATAATAAACCATCTCTATAAGTTTCACCAACTAATGTATTAAATATTACTGGTGTAAATTCAGTAAGTCTTCTATTATCTTGACCAGAAGGATCAGCGATAAAATCTTCATCAATTTGAATTAATGTTTGACCTTCAGGCAAATTTGATGCATCTGCCACAGCCTTTAAATATTCTTTAATACTTACATTTTTGGTTTGTAATAAATTCCCATTTGTAGCATTCATTGCATTAAATTTAAATCCAATAGCACCTTGTTGAGTAAGTGCAAAAGTATTTTCTAATTGTCCAGGATCATAACTATAAACACTGAGAGCTTTTGTGTTTATATCTTGTGATGATACAATACTTGCAGATGCTTGAGAATATACAAATGGTTTGTCTTTATTTAGAGCATCTTTTGTTAGGATAGTATTTAAATCGGTTATAACAAAATTATCTTCATATAAAGAAGAATATAAAAAGAATGGCATACCAAGCTCAGTAGTCATTTTTGCTAAGATATGATCTATAGCTGTAAATGGATCTACATTTGGTGCAATATATCTGAAAGCTTTTTGGAATGATATATTATTGGAATCAAATTTTAAACCTTTAAAACTAAAGTTATCTTCAATGATTTTAAATATAATCTCTTCACAGGTTCCGGTATATGCTTTACTTAAATTTAATTGGCTATTATAAAAAGCAACATCTTCAATCAGACTAATATTCAATATAGTATTGTAGTCATTTGTTTTAATAGTATCTTCAATCGCTGTAATTATAAATGTTTTAGTAATTGGAACTGATTGATCTCCACCTGGAGCTTCAAATTCAATTTCAACTCGTTCAACACCACTAATATCTGCTAGACGATATAAGTCTTGATCATCTTGAATTGTCATAGTAGCAGTTAGATATGGCTTAAATAAATTTTCATAGATACTTAATTCAGTAACAATTGGAGCTCCACCAGCGCCATTTGCATTATCATTTTCAAATCCAGCTAAATTTAAATATTGGTAATTGCTAGGAAACCGCTCAGCATACAGTCGGACTCTTTTTATGACAATGTCTTCAGGAGAAAATATATTTGTTGCCATATTATGATCTTATTAATTTTTGGAACTCAGAATTAATTTGGTTTGCCACTTCAGGCTTAAATATTTTAATCCTTTTTAACTGTTCGTTTTCATCAACCAATTTATCTAAATTAGATACTGGTATAGCACCTATAAATGCTCCTCTATTTTCAACTCCACTAAATTCAGAAACAGCTAAATCTGCTCTAACACCAGACGCATTTTTATAATAGTTCGGAGCTAAGTTTTGAGCCACAGTAGAATTTACAAACAAAGAAGTAATATCATCAATGTCCCAAAGCTTTGTATCAGGCTGATTTCTTTGTGAATAAACAACTGTATCATTTGCTATTGAATTGCTTGAAAGAGTTGCAGTGGCTGTAGCAGTAGTGCCACTTGCGGTTTGTGGAGCAGCAATAGTAATTGTAGGAGCTGCAGTATAATCTTCTCCACCAGTTATAACCGTAATTGTATCCACGGCATCTCCATCCAAAGCTGCAGTAGCCGTAGCACCAGAGCCACCACCTCCAGATATCGTTACGGTTGGAGCGGATGTATAACCTGATCCCCCTGAAGTAACAGTAATTGTTCTAACTTCAATAAGTGGCTTTACTACAATTTGTCCTAGATCATAATTCTTTTCTAAAATCTTACCTTTAAATGGTGGATTACTAAATGTGAGAGGAGAGCTTCCAGTATCTGGCACAGCTACAATATCGTTTAGATAGAATTTACTATGGAAAGGTCTATTTGATAAAAGCACAGTGTTTGGATAAAACTTCTTTGCTAGATCATATACTTCTTGGTAATTTAAAGGCCAACCTTGAGTCCTTAATTTATCATTAAGCAGATAGAACATCCAATAATAATCTACTGTATCATACAAATATTGAGATAAAGTATCTGGTCTATAGCCATCAGGTATCTCAAATTCTTCATAGAACGATACATCATCTGCAACCTGATCAATTAGATCAACATAGGTTGTTAGATTTTGGAATGCGGAAGGCGTAACTTCATCTCCAAAGTTGTAATCAACAACTGGAATATTAGTAAATATACTCATTAGTATCCCTCCACTGCTACATCATACTTGTGTAGAGTTCTTTCCTCAATAAAGTTCAATGATATATCTGTTTCTTGTGGATTACCATCTGTATGGAACGCCATTGAATTAGGGTTATAAACTACATCAACACTTTCAAGGAAACATGGTAGAATGCCAGTTGCTACTCTCTTACCGCCATATGAAAGTTTAATATCAAATTTAGACGGAAATCTATATGCTGCAGATACATTGGAAATAAATCTAGCTTCTGGATACATTTCTTCTCTAAAGAATTGGACAATCTTCTTCGCTTCATCAGCTTCACGTTGTGAAGTTGGAATCATTTTAAATGCAAATCTAAATTGACGTAATCCAACACCACGTAGTGTGGCTCTTCTATTTGGGTTTACAGAAATACCTGTTGTTGTTTCAATAGCTCCAGCTACTGGTCCTGAAAGATTTCTTGCAGCACGTAGAGTTGCGACTTGGGCTGCTTCAGATCTTAATCCTTGTTGGAAAGCATCTTGAATAGACTCAAAATCTGGTAGAGTAGCTCCAGCAATTTGTTTTAAAATTTGACCAGCAGTCAAATCACTAGAAATTGCTTGAGCAGCAGTAGCACCTACATAACCTAAATCAACATTAGTATATTCTACTCTATCTGAAAATTGAATAGATTGAGGTAGATATAAAGAACAAACTCGACCAGAACCAATTTGCTTAGGAATTTGATTAGTTGTAGTACTTAATTTCCTATCTGCTTTTAATCTTTCGGTCTTGCCTCTTCCGACTCTTCCTCCCGCGTTTGTACTTTCACCAGTAATAAAGCCCTGAAATAATTCCCCTAAAGCTTTAGACTCAGTTCTATACGCTTTAAATGTAATACGACCTTTGTAATCTCCTTGATCTTCTAAAGGAAATTTAAAATCGTATTGAGACAGACGTCCTGTTGGCCTTGCTCGTGCGTTCATGGAATATCCTAATAAATACAAAAAACTTAATGTTATTTATAAGGTAATCATGGCATACTCTGGAAAGTTCAAACCGAAAAATACTAGTAAGTACAAAGGAGATCCAACCAACATTGTTTTTAGATCTTTATGGGAATACAAAGCTTTTAAATGGTGTGATGATAATAGTCAAATCAAAAGCTGGTCTAGTGAAGAAGTAGTGATACCTTATTTGTACGAAGTGGATAAGAAATACCACAGATACTTTATGGATCTGAAGATTACCTATAAGAATGGTAAAACTGTTTTGGTTGAGATTAAACCAGAGAAAGAAACAAAGCCACCAGAGTTTAAAGGCCGGAAGACAAAACGTTATATCAACGAGGGTATGACATATATTAAGAATATGAATAAATGGTCTGCTGCTCAAAATTATGCCGCAGACCGGGGATGGGGGTTTGAGATATGGACCGAGAATCACCTACAGTCTCTTGGTATATTACCTAAACCGAAAAAACGTTATAAACCATTAAAACCATTAAAGCCTCTGAAAAAATAGATAAATAGTAGCATGTCAAACTTATTTAAAAATCTAGAATTAGAAGCATTTAGAGCTGGTATTACTCCTCGAACTAGACAATCGAGAGATTGGTTTCGTCGTAAGGCACAACGTTTAGGGCGAGTCAATCGTAATCAGCTAATGAAAGAAGAACCTATTGAACTCAATAACCGTAGAATTATTGGTTCAATGCAAATGTTTTTCTATGATCCAAAACTAAAAAAGGAATTACCATTTTATGATGCGTTTCCTTTAGTGATTGTAATTGGTCCGGCCAAAGGTGGATTCTTAGGATTGAACTTACACTATCTTCCACCAACATTACGTGCTAAGTTTCTTGATGCTCTATTAGATGTGACAAACAACGACAAATATAATGAAGATACTAGATTTGATATTACATACAATATGATGAAGCGAGCAACTAAGTTTAAATATTTTCAGCCATGTATTAAGCACTACCTAAACAAACATGTAAGAAGTAGATTTGCTATAGTACCAGCGCCTGAATGGGAAATTGCTACATTCCTACCCACAGCTGATTGGCAAAAAGCATCTGCAAGTCAGGTGTATTCTGATTCGAGGAAGAAAATTTAATGGTCCAGTCTATTGATCAGTTTAAAAGTTTAATTAGTAATAAGCAAGGTGTTGCTCGTTCTAATCTTTTCCGAGTTAATTTGCCAAGTCTTCCTGGTGCAAGATCAGAAGAATTAAATATATTGTGTAAAGACGTTCAGTTACCTGGACGTCAAATCTTAACCAATGAACGCCAAATTGGTATGCAGAATGTAAAGGTACCATATGGTTATGCAGTACAGGATGTATCAATGACATTCCATGTATTGAACGACTATGGTGTAAAGGAATATTTCGAAACTTGGCAGAACTTAGCAGTCAACCAGAATAGATATGAAGTTGGTTATCAAAAAGGTCTTGGTGGTTATGCTAGAGATATTACAATCGAGCAATTCCGTAAAGTTGAAAGACTACCAAGAAGATTTACACAAGAATTAAGACAAGATACTGGACTAAAACAATTCTTACCAAGACTATCTGATTTTGAATTGGCTAGAGATATTTTTGGAGTACAAGATCAAATAAGCGACTTAGTAGTATATAAATGTAAACTAATTGACGCTTATCCAACCAGCTTAAATGCTATACAATTAAATAATGAACTTGACGGTATTGTTGAAGTTAACGTTGGCATATCATATACAAACTGGGAAACACCATTTGTATTATCACCATCAAATATTAAACAAGCTGTCGCAACTAAAATTACAGATACAATTGTAGGGTTCATAGACGATTTAAATCCATTTAGATAATGAGGTAAATAATGGCACT